GGCGTATTGAGCCGCCCAGAGCGTCCCGGCGCGCGTCCAGTCGGCGATGTAGATGCGATTGCCTAGTTCGGCCCTGATGACGCTGTCGAGCGCGTTACGCGTGCATCCGATGGCTTTCGCCAACTGCGCATTGGTGAGATTCGGCGTATCAGTCAGGACGCGGACCATCGACGGCATTACCCATCCGGTGCGACCACGCGCTTTCTTGTCGCCCGGCACGCGGCACATAGCCTGCTTGATGGCTATATAGGTCCGCCCCGGCAGCAGGTGCATGCTTTCCTTGACCGTACGGCCGCTCTGCTTGATCTCCCTTAGGATCTTCAGTTCTGCGCCGGTCCATGGGGCGCTTTTCTTTCCGGCTTGTGCCATCACGATTTCCCTCCGCTTTCGGGATGCGCGGCGAGAAGGGCGTTAAGCGTCTCGACAATGCCGTCATTCCATCCCGGAACAGCTTTGATCGAACCGATGGCATACGAAATTGCTGCTTTCTGCGCTCCCGTCAGCGCCCGCTCTGTCTGTGCTGGCTGTGCGGCGGTGTAGAGCGGTATGCGCTCCCAATCTGCGGAGAATAGCGGGTCATCGTGATGCCAGGAAAAGCCAGTATCCGTACCGGTCTTGCGCTTCATCATGTAGCCCACTGGCTCCGCTTGCGCCACCTGTGTCTGTGCTGGCTGCGCGTGATCGTAGAGCGGCGATGTAGCGATTAGCGGGCGTGCCTCTGGATAGATTGTCGTAGTGCCCCGGCGATATTTAGCCCACTCAGAATTTACATATCCGACCGCTGCCACCTGTGTCTCCACTGGCTGCGGGGCGAGCGTCATATCTGGCGATGTGTATGACTTGATGGCCTCGCGCCACGTTAGCGGCTCCGCTGCCACCTTTTCGGCGGTGAGTGCGGCGCGGGCGCGTTCCGGCACAGAGTGATCGCAACCTTCCGTGCCTTTGCAAATGGGACAAGGAAGCCACGGATAGCCAAGAGCTTGTAAAAGCGCCTCGTATGCTGACGCTTCCCGCTCCCCCATCACCCCATTTGCGGCATCACGAAGTGGCGAACCCGCCAGTCCTTCGCGTTCCAAGTAGTCCATTGCCATCGCTGCCATGTTGTTGTCTGGCGAGGATTTGCGGACGTGACGGACGAGTTTCTTTACCAGCATCGCCAAATCGTCCATTCGAGCTTCTGCCTTCATCGCGCGGCGTTGCATCGCGTCGAACGCGTCGCGCCACCTGCGAATGCGGGCGTCACAGTTCTCCATCGCCCCATTGGCGGCGCCCTCACCGATAGGCTTCTCACTGGCAGCGGCGAGTCCGGGATAATCTGAAGGGCTCGCGACATTTGGTTTGCAGGCCGTGCATTCTCCACGCCACTCGCCATCGATTCCATGAACGTCGCCAGTGCCGTCGCAATATTCGCAGCGAGGCTGAGCGCTGGCCTCGGCGCGAGTTGGGAATTGGCCGAAATCGTCGGTCGTCGGCGCGCTGGATGGCGAAGTGTGATTTGTCGTGGTCATTTTCTGTCCTTTGCGCGGGCCAGAAAGTCATACATGACGGCTCGCTCCAAGTCGCTCAACTTACTGAACTGTCGAGTAAGGTTCTCCATCGTTTCTTTAGGGCTGCCCGGCGCCGCCTCGTCTGCTTGCTCGGCGGCGTCCTCCCTCTCAACTCGGGGATCGACGGATTGCTCGGCGACAGGTACGGGCGCAGTCAGAAGCGCATTGACCCGCGCCAGCATGCCACCTGGCATCGAAAAGGACGGCATCAGGTCCAGCATGTCGCGGACGAGTTGCACGGCGGCCTGGTGAAATTCAAGCGTACTGCTTAGCGCGCCCACCTGCGGAACGGCGGACTGCTTGGCGGCGTCCTCACCGCACGATTGCGCGGGAGCGGTGGTAGATGCGCGGGCATATTCGTCCAGAAGAAATGTGGCGTTGCTTAGGATCATCACGCGGTCTGCGACCGATACGGGCGTATTGGCGTCATTCATCCGGCACAAGGCCGCGCGAAATTCCTTGAAAGTTGCGCGTTCGTCTGTCATAGCCTCTCCGGCGATCTTTGTGGTGGGGGCGGTCATGGGGTCAACTCCAGTTCTTCTTGATCGCAAATTCCGTCAGACGGAAGCGCGAACTTGAGGCGCCACGTGCGCCACGCTTCAGCAACCGCTCCGGATCCGGGGAACATGTCGTCGAGTTCGTCGTTCGGCCGCGCGGCAACCAGTTCAAATGCCCAATGGCATACGGCTTCGGGCTTCGCGCCAGTCAGGCCACGCTTGAGCGTGATGCTTTCCTGAATCCAGTCACGCATGACGAGCCGCTTACTCACGATCGGCTTGCGTGCTGGCTTGATAATCACCGGCTCCCACGCATAGGCGACAGACACGTTTCGCTTGAACGCTGCAAAGCCTTTCACCCATGAGCACCACCGCGCACCAGTCTTTTCGACTAACGGCGCAAGGATCGCCATGCTGGTCGGTGTGGCTGATGCATGCAGAACCCATCCGTCGTATTCGCTTTGCAAACGATCAATCAGCGCTGCGTGATCGACTTCACCGGCGTAATCCGGATGGTCTTTGTAGAGGTGCGCGCAGCCGATGTAAGGCGGGTCTGCATATGCGAACTTCATGTCTTATATTCCCTCGCCGGCATAGCCGAACTGTTGAAAAAGAGCGGCCGGGACTGCGCCGCTAAACACACGTCGCGCCCTTGGGAAGGCGCCGCACGATTCTTTACTCGATGCGCGATTCGTCTTGCGCGAGGTCGCTGTTGGCGAACGGATCTTCATCGGCCTTCTCGGCCGCCGTCTTTTTCTTCGGCGCCTTCACCTTGTCGACCATGTCAGCCTGCTTTGCCTCTGGCGGCGTCAGCGTGATCTCGATCTCGGTCTGTGCCATGTGGTCGATGTAGCCGCGCTGCTCGACCGGCGGCTTCATGTATGCCTTGCAGCCCATCAGCACAGAGCCGCCGTCGTGCGGATCGACCGCGAAGTCGTCAAGGTGTACTTCGCCGAGCGTGATATCGGACTTCTCAGTCGCGCCGCGGTGAAACACGATCGTGTATCCGTCCAGTTCCTTCTTAAGGCGCAAGGGCGTCTCGACGTGGATGCACCGGCGCTTCGTCAGTTCGACGTCGGCGCGCGGCAGCGACAGTTCGCCCTGGCCTTCTGCATTCGCGCCGGCCTTACCGGTGTCGCGCTCGTAGAAAGCCGTGCGCAGATCCTTGTCGAAGAAGTCGAGCACCGTGTTGTCGGCGAGCCATTCGATGCGCACGCTGCAGCCGTAGTCGCGCTTGTCGCCTTTAAATTCTTCGACGCCGGTTACTTTTTTGATGCGGACCAGCTTGCGTTCGATTGAAAGCATGTTTTCTCCTGAGTGGAATGAGGCGGTTACTGCTTCGGCTGACGCGCCGCAATATCGCGGATGCGCGCAACGACGCGGTCGGGAATGGCGATCACCTGACCGCCGTCCAGGGCTGCAAAAGCGGGCCGTAGAAGCTCGCGATCGACGGGGGAAAGATCGGTGTTGCGGATCTTCGTGACGAGGCGCCACAGGTCATTTGTGGCAGTCATGCGGCCTGCCTCCGCAGAATCGCCTCTGTCTCGCTGACGAAGTGTTCGAACTCGATGAGGTCTTTCTCCAGCTTCTCGATGAACGCTTCGTCGCGCTCGACGCGCCGATAGAAAATCTGCTTGCCGATCACTTCGAGCTGCGGGCAGTACATGACAAAGTCGGCCCAGCTGCGCCCGGTGATCCACAGACCGCCCTGGATCTGGTGCATGTAGTCGGACATGTCGCCGTCGCGCCACATGGCGACGATCTTCTCTGCGCTCGCCAGCGACTTGATCTCGATCAACCCGTCATCGCCAACAAAGCCGTCTGTGGAGTAGCCGAACAGCTTGTCATCAGTCAGCACCACGCCGGATTCAGTAGCGAAATTGCCGGTCAGTGCCTCGTACTCCATGCGCGCGGCCGGCTCCAGTTCGGTACCGCGCTTCATTTGCCACGTCGTGAAGCCTTCGTCGCTGGGCTGATGACTGATACGCTCGATGGCAACTTGAGCCGCGTAGAGGTTCGATTTAGCTGTGCGCTCGCCTTTCTTCGTCAGGTCAACGGCATCGCCGAACTTGCTTGCGGTGATTACCCCGGCGCGCGCGGCATGCCATTCCTGAGTACCTTGCTGGCATTGAATGAGGATCACGATTGCTGCTCCTTTGCGATTTGAGCCTGAAAATCAGCTTCGAAATCGGCGTCAGCACCCGGATCGCGGGCGGGCTCATTCGGCGTCACGTCCTGTGCGCTGTTCTTCTGGTCCATCCGTTTCTTGATTTCATCGCCGCGCACGGCAACGGTCTGCTTGAACATCTCGTATGCCTGCATGTCCTTCGTCGGACGGATTGCCGAAACGCCTTCCTGCCAGACCTTCGTGAGCGCTTCCGGTGTGCGCGCGGCTTTTGCCTTGTCGATCCAAGCTTTCAGCACGTCCGGATCACACACGTTCGGGCGCTCGTTGCCGAAATTGATGCCTTCGCCGCCTTCGGTGTTCAGATGGTGAATGGCCGTATCGAGGCGCTCGGTCTTGGGCCACGTCTTGTAGGCGCGCTTGATGACCGTCTTTTTCGCCATTTCGTTGAAGTCGGTTTTCCACGGCCCAGTGTCTTTCTTGCCAGTCTCGGAACGCGCCTTGATGGCCAGCACTTCGGCAATCGTCATCGTGTCGGTCAGATAGTCACCGGATGCCGTCTTGACGACCACATAGACGCCGACGACCGCGCCGCGCGTCTTGCTGAATGGTGCGAAGTCATGCAGGGGCGCCTTGTCGAACCCGCGCAGCGTGAACGTATCTTCCTCGCACACGACCTCGGCTTGGCCCCACTGGATGGAGCCAGAAGCGATCGCGAGATCGAGCAGGCCCATGTAGCTGATATCGAGGCAGACCTTGCCGCCGCGCGGCACGAGGTAGGCTTGCTTCTTCGCTGGGTTCAGGCTGATGCCGATAGCGGAAACGTTCGTCACCGCGGCGATCATCGACGCGCGGTCTTTCTCCGCGACGCCCAGCAGATACGAGTTGTTCTGCAGGATCTGCACGGCGAATCCGGCTTCGCGCTCGAAGCTGATCGAACGGTCTACGGTCACGCGCTCAAAGTGCTCTCGCACGCCGTAGATTTCGTTGGTTACAACGGTGATAGCATTGCTCACAGAGAACTCCGTTTGAAGTAGAGAATCAGGAACGCGACGAGCGAGCCGAGAAGCATCGCGAGGAAAGGGCGCTGGTCGAGGTAGGCGGATAGGCGGCGCATCACACCAGACCTCG